TTTGTTTAAAAAAATTTCACTCTCTTTTTCGGCAACCTCATCTAATAGCTTTTTTTTATCTATCGGAGATTCCAAGTCTTGCATAGAGAAAGAGCTTCCAGTTTCCACTGCCCCCTTGGAACCTAGTCTCATCAGCTTAAATGATATGTCTCTATATTGTTCTGGGCTTTCCTCTGCTATCCTTTGTAAAACATTTTTTAATTCCTGCGAGCCGATTGGCTGATCATCGGGGATATCGTTACGGAATTTATCAGGAACGATTGAATTAAATATTAACCTAGCAACAGTTGTGGTCATTTTTGTATTTTACAAGACTTAGGCAATAGATTCAAGCGATTGTAATTAGTGAGTTAATTGTATCCATAAATACGAGGTGGATATTTTGCCCTAATTTCTGGAACAAGTTTTTGTATTAATGCGTTTCTAATATTTGATGCACTTTCCTGTGTCGCATGCTGTTTGTATATCATCTTGGGGATATGCTTAGTCTTAGTGATCGCAACAGTTCTTATTATCAAGTCGTAATCATCTGCTACGGGAAGGCTAGCGTCGTGCCCATTAAGATACCTATATGTATTTGCTCTCCAAGCTCTAACATGATTTGGGACTGAGACTATGTGCGTTAAAGTTATGTTATTTATTGGGGGGCATTGCATTACCCATACATTAAATTTTTCAGACCAATATTCTGTTCCAAATCCTAGTCCCCATCCCTTGGAATATTTCTTGGACGTGCCATCAGGGTAGGGTTCACACCAATCTGAATAAACGAATCCAACTTCTGGATCTAAAAAAGCGTCGTGAATTTCTTGCAGGGCATCAGGAGTTAATTCATCATCATGGTCTAGTTCAACTAATATATCTCCATTTGAAACCATAAAGGCTTGTCGCTTAACTTTGCCTATTACCCCTGACGGGGAAATACTTTTGTGTACTTCTACCTTATATCTTTCGTCGCTACAGACCCCTTTTAATTGTGTATAGGTGGAATCATCCGTGGAATCGTCCCACACAATCCACTCCCAGTTGCCATATGATTGAGATTTTATTGAAGACCACGTTCGATTCAGTATATCTGGTTTGGTGTTACAGGTAGTGGTTATGATAGATATAAGCATAATTTTATGGAATTATATATATATCGCGTTTTCTCCATGAAGATTCGCTCGGAAAGGATATTTTCCCGTTATCCCATGTAACAGATTTATCCTGGTAAAGGGTGCCCTCTATCTTTCTGTGTCTACTAAAAACTCTTTTCACTGGGCCATTAAATGAATCACTAAAGTTGTCTTTAATTTTTGCTGTACGGATGTTGTGCAAAAATTTTAAGTCTTCTTGTCCGCATTCACTTTCCTTAATATTTTCTTTGTAAAATGTCTTAATTATTGCGGTCCCTCTTATGTCGTCCCAAACATAAAACTGTCTACATAAAATATCTCCTGACTCTATTCCAAATGAAAGAATTTTAGAAACCTTACTTGGATCGCATTTTAATTGCTCTGCAACTGTGTCTCTGGAGTCCCATCCATCCGGAGTGGCATATTTCTTTTTATTGATCTTGTTTTTTACTTTTTGCCAATTGCTGGGATTTTTACTTTTTTTCATGTATGCTGTTTTTTATCTTTTACACAAAAATTGGCCACGTTCCAGTTCTACCTCTCTTTGAATCAAACAAAAAGAATGTTTGCTGTGGTGGCTCGAATGAAGCTTTAATTTTTAATGCATATGGACTATAACCAATTAAAGATCCGTTACTTACCCATTTAGGATTTTGCTGCATTTGATGCCAATGACCAAAAACATCAAGGTTAGCTGACCTGCCTTTATTCCATTGAGCTATAGCTTTTTCCACTGGAATTGTCAATCCGCCCACGCCCCCCTGATAAGAGAGCGAGTCGCCATGATGCAGTCTTATGGTTTTATCATACACATTTAAGTATGTGTGGTACCCTGTGGCAACTTGCCATTCTACTCCATCAGTTAGCGACTCACTTAGCCATTTATACATCAACCACTCAAAAGAATTCTTAGCTCCAGTAGCTATCCTTGACTTTAATGTTGTCCTGCCATGATTACCAAAACAACAGGGAATTATAATTTTCTTAAATTTGCCTTTATTTCTTAGTGTATTGATTCCTTTGACTATTTTATCTTTTACCCACAACAAAGTTTCAACTGGAGATAAACTATTTCCCTCGATTAATTCCTCGTGGATGTATCCAGTCATAAAATCTCCAAGCAGGGCTAAAACCAGATTATCAATATTTGTCCCAGCTCTTTCAATTTCAGTGAGCCTCAATACAGCCCCAAAGAAATTGTCTATACGCTTTTCAGCTATGTCTAAATTATATTCATTTAGATTATTTATAGTGTCTGGATCTACTGTCTCTTCTGAGTGCCAATCTGATGCAATAGCAAAGGCTGTTGCTTCTCCCAACTTTGACCTAGAGCTAATTGAAACCTCTTTATCTGTATTTTTTGAAGACGAAATTAACTTAAATACATCTAATTGCTTTTCCAAGCTTTCAATTTTTTGCTCATATAGCTCAAATTGTTTTTTGTTGTTTTGTTCTTTTTTTGCATATGATTTTGCCGAAGTTATTCTTTCGATATGCGCCCACTTTTGCTGGTCTTGTGTCATTTGTTGTTTTTGTGTTGTTTTGTTTTTTTTGATTAGCAGTCTTAATACTTAATCAAAATTTTCAATTAATTTTACGCCAATACTTTTAGTAAAATTAACGAAATCTGGTTCGTTGTCTTTTGTTACTATAAAAACAGGGCTATTTGGCATTAATGCGATTAAGCATGCTAATTGACCCTGTTTGTCTCGTATCTCTATTGTAGTTGCCTCGCTTGAATTAAGTAGAGGCTTACCGAGTGGATTATTTTTTACTATTACTCTAAGAGAATGATCTTCCATTAAGCTTGTGGAGCAGCTTGTTCTGGTGGCATCTGTTGTTGATCTTGTGAAGTATTTTCTGTCGATGATTGTGCTTGTTGCGCACCTTGGTCTGCTCCTGAAGTAAGTTGTGCCATAAGACCCTCTATCTGGTCAAGTCTTTCTTGTACACTTTTTTTCTTTTCTCCACCCTTCCCGCCCATCTTCATTGCCTGTATCTCCACCGACAGTTGCTGTATTAATTGCATTGATTGCTGCTGCATCTCGATTATTTGCTGGAGCCCCTGTTGGAGTAATTGAGCGATCTCGGGAAAACCAATTTGCGGGTTTTCTTCTGTTCCAGGAGCTGGCTGTGTCTGCTCTATTACTCCCTGCTGTTGAGCTGATGAGATAGCTTGCTGTGTCTGTGGAGACGCAACAAAAGCTGTTTTACTGTTTAGTTTTTGTTTTACTTCTTGGAGTAATTGTAAATTAAATTTGCTCATAAAATTAATAATTGAATAACAACCGACAAACCAAAAATTCTCCCTCACTTTCGGGACATGAAATTATTTTTAATTTTATTGTTTGTTCGGATGACAATGATAACGGAGAATCAAAAATTGTGTTAATAGTTGTAGTATTATTTGGCAATACAATAGTTTGCCTTGCGTTTATTTCAGTGTTTACCATTATTCCAATTGTAATCGGACCAGTTACAGTTGGGGAAAATATACTAGCCTGGACTCCATAGCAAGAAACCCTGAGCGATGTTGGCACAGAAAAATAACCGAACTCTCTGTCGGTGCTTACTGTTCCAGGAAGAGAAAAATCTGCCCAATTTAGTTTAGCCGATGTATTTCCTCCTGAGCCCGTCGTTGAGCTAGTTGATGAAGATAAAAATGAACTTATAAGAGATGCAATAGGCTTCCACGTTACATCGCCATTAGGAGATAAGGCTGGGATCCACCCCTCTGTTGCTATGGATGGAGGCTGGCTAATAAATTGCTTCCAAGACAGTCCGGCATCAGTTGAGTACTGAACAGACATAACTCCAATTGAGGGATCTCTATGGAACCTAGCCCTATAATCAGTAGATAATTGATTTGGGATGAATTGCTGCTCTCCTAGAATTGGGTCTGCCATAAAATTAAAAATTAAAAATTTTACTTAACAAACCTTTTTGTTCTTGAGGCAAATTGGATTGAATTTGACTTTGATTTGTTTGAGATTGATCTTGCTCATCTAGTTCATCTTGGTTTTTGACCTTTATGGTAAGATCACTATCTTGATTTGGTCTTTTCCTCAGGCTCGTGCTAACTCTTATCGATCTTCCGTCTCCTACGCGCTTTGCTGCATTGCTTAAGTTCATTAAAGCGGGAATAGATAATGCAGATAGTCCAGCTCCCGTAGCCAATAATATAGCCTTTTCTTTTGGTGAAAGTTTATCTAGCAAGCTTTTTTGAGCTTGTTCTTGCACTGTTTTTTGTGTGCTCTCAAATTGATTTATTGCAGGTATTGCCGCAAAAGCCACATCTTTTGTCGGAGCAAGTGCAATAGTGCCAACACCCTGCAATAAATTTTTGTTTGCTATGGAATGTCCTCCCAGCCCACCCAAAAGAGCATTGAATACACCCATGCCAATCCTTTTGGCGTCAACATGGCTATAATCTCCTCCATGCGCTAAATAATCCATACCGCCCGATGTAATTGCGCCCCCAAGAATTGATGGAGCAACTTTTTTAATAATATCTACTGCTCCAGCTTGTTTTTCTTGAAATAATATTGTGGGTACTTTGTTCATTTATTTTTATATATTATGCACCAATAGTTACTGGCGTGTCCATTGATATTTCTCCGCGCCTGTAAGAGGCTATCACATCTGATGCGTTACTAAATTTAACTGCAGGTTTCCCATTCCCCTTACCTGTCGTATTATACAATCCAAGTATGAATTCCTGTGATGGGGCATAGAAAATTTTGTTGTCTTTTATAGATAATAAATTTTTAGATGGCAAGAGTTTTTCTTTAGCTTCCTTTACTGCTTCTTCTGATACAGGAACGTGAACGTTCATTTGGTCACCATCAAAGTCTAAGTTAAAGCCCTTTACAATAAGTGGGCTAACTTGTATTGAGTCACCAGATACAAGCTTGGGGACAGCAGACATTATATTAAATCTATGTAAGGCTGGAGCACGATTATACATTACAGGTCTGTCTTCGAGTTCCTTTATCAAGAAGTTTTTTGCGTAGTCTGTTTTCCTCTCTATATTCAATGCAGCTTGTTGAGCACTCATTCCATTTTTTACCATCCTTCTCATTACAAATGGTGAGTATAATTTCCATGCCATCTTCACAGGCAAGCCTATGCTGTCCATATCTAGTTCGTCGCTAGGTATAGTGACGCCACGCCCAACTGTATTTACGGTGTGTCCAACAACTTTTGACAAAAACATTCCAGTTTTGGGACCACCTGAACCAGACAAATGTTTTATAAAACCCTTTACTCCTTTTTGTTGTAATTTAGGGTGCAGAGGCTCTCCAAGTCCAACGACTGCGGCTAATGAATCATATACCGCAAGATTTTCTTCTCCAGCTGCAGCATCTCCTAGTTCATTTTTTATTTTGCTGTGGAGATCTCTTGCTGTCATCAAATCTTTGTATAAATAATTTGCATCAGCGCTTAGCATCATTTTACCTGCCATAGAGACTGGGCGAAAGCTAGGAGGTAGAACAGGCACTTTTGTAAGGAAGAAGTCTTCTTTTTGTAGCCCCTGTTTTTTTATTCCTGAAATGATATTTAATTTTTTTATAGCATCATCTCTTGTTGTTTTTGCCCCATTCCTGATCTTTGATCTAAGGTCTTCCTCCATTTTATCAAGATTGATAGATTCAAATTTTTTAATAAGGGCATCTGATCCATATCTCCCATCAATTGATTCAGCGCCAGATAAAACCTTTCTCATTTGAGGCTCAGTTAAATCTAGTATTTTTCTTAACGGCTCCTCTAGCATTGGATTTGGAGTTGGCTGATTAAGTTGTATGTAGCTCCAATCTTTTCCATTTATACCGTGGATTGCCTGATCCATTAACCCACCCGCAATTGGTTGATTTGTCTTTGGGTCGATAGTTAGTGAATTTTTTATCTCTCTGGTCCCCACTAGGGAGTCTATATCATTTTTTTTAAGAGCTTTTATGGTAATCTTGGAGCCAGTTTTTTCTGGATTAATTCCAGCCGCTATTAACGTGTTTTTAAATTTTTCGTAAATAAATGGAATTTTAGGGGCAGGCAATGATGCACCTAATCTTATTGCTCTCCACATATCTGGATTAGATCCAGTTCTATAATTTTGAATATCTGAAAGGTTTTTGACAGCTCCGTGAGATAAAAGAGCCATGATATCTAAGTTGCCAATTCTTTTTGCACTATCAGATCCGCCTGGTTTACTTGGTTGCTCATTTTGGTCTAATGCGCCTTCATCGATTGCACTTAATTTTGCATCAGCAGTGTGCTCCAGCTTTAAGAAGTTTTGAACTCCAGTTAAAACCTTTGGAATTACTCTGTCGTTAACTGGATCAAATAATTCTTCGGTATCACTAACTTGATTTACATTTAATTCATTTTTTACAAATTCGTGAAATGAGTCATTAGAGAAGTGGGGGAGTGTATACTTTTTTCCGGTTTTTGTTGCTATTTTTCCAAGTAACGCTTCATACACCATTCCTGGATTAACTCTTCCTATCATTGCCGCAGGATTAATCAAGACGTCAACTGCGTTACCGTCTTTATCTTTAAACATTTGATCGTCTGGTACTATTCTACCAATAACTCCTTTTGCGGCAAACCTGGATGAAATTTTATCTCCTGGTTTTGCCGAAAAATTTGCAGCCACGTTAACAGATAATCCGCCTCTGGTCTCGATGGAATCAACTACCTCGCCAGGTGAGCTTTTTTCCCATGTTTGGCTTTTATCTATAAAGGATTTTTTAAGTATTTTATGTAAATTACCTTTTGCTCTGTCTTCAGCTCTTAATGTTCTAGGCGCAATAGACAAAAACACTGGGTCGCCAGTATTTAATTTTGCGCCAGCTTTAACCATTCCGTTGTCATCTATTTTATCTAGTTGTTCTTTGGTATATTTATTAGGGAATAGTTGAATAAATTTAGTTTTACTAGAGATCGTTCCAAGTTTGTTCTCAACATCAAATCCATACAAGTGAGACGAAGTTAGTTTTTTTGCTGCGCCCTCGCTAATCGTAATAGAATCTTCAAATGTTCCACCCTGTTTACCTGGCATAAATGCAACTCTTAAATTCTTGCCAAGCGCAAGGTTACCATCAGGAGTTACATAATTTGAGTGAGATATTGGATCGTTCTTCTTTATTTGCTGTCCTACAGAAACTATTGGGGTATCTGTAGTAAAAGTCTTTCTGTTATGTGGATAATAATTTCTTAGCTCAACCTCAAAGGTGCTGTTATTTTTATCCGCTAAAATTATTTTGTCTTTTTCTACTTTCTTCACAGTGCCATCAATTGGAGAAAAATTCATTCCTATTTTTTTTCCAACTGTAGATTCAATTGAGTCATCTGAATCTGGATCAATTGATTTAACTAATGGAGACTCTGGCTCAGCCATTGGTAATGCCTGAGTGAAGTACTTTCCAGCCATGAATGCTCTTGCTCCCTTCATTGTACTCATCATTGGAGCAAGGTTTGTAGACTCAGTATATAGATGTGAAGGAGAAATTATTTCATAATCTATTTCATTCGGCGATGCATACGTCAGCTTGCCCTTTCTCATTGCTGGGATTGCGTTAGTTTGCGGTGCTCCTGTATAAGCCTCCTTAACTAACCCAGGAAACATTTCCGAGAAAATATCTTTTTTCATGACAAATTTTTAATGCGGCTTGCTGTATTTACGCTACGTTATTTGCCCCAGTTATTTTATTAGAGACATTTTTAAATGCATCTGGATTTCTTTTAATTGCATCTATTACTGTATTTTTTGGCACTTTATTTATTAGCGATTTTAAATATGGGTCGGGGTTTTTTTCTGCTTTCCTTGCAACCGTTCTCGCTAGAAATGCAGGAACCCCTGGAATATCCCAGTTGTGTTTTACTGCATTATTAAAAAATTGTCCAATATTTAAATTTTTTGAAACAATTCTATTGTATAGATTTTCTGGTGTTTCGTTTGGTACACTAGTTGATAGTTGTACCGCATTTTTATTTTTACCGAAATAATTATATTGCCTCAATTCTGAGGCAATTTTATCTAGGTATATTAAAGTTTTATTATCCACAGCGACACCTCCATTTTCTTAGTGCTTTGTTTATTCTACTGTCTGGATCGTTTTTGGTTTCTGCGCTAGTTCTACTTCTTTTCATTCCACACATTCTAGAACAAAAACTGTTTTGCCTTTTTTCCCTTTTTCCACTTGGGTTCTTTTCAGTGACTGGGGCTTTTAAATTACCTCCAGTTTGTTTATTGTAGCTTGCCCTACCCTTGGCATTTAGTCCACCTTCTGAGTTTTTACCTTCAGATCTTTGCCATGCAGGTGATTTTGCAGTCTTAGGTAGAAAAGTTGTTGCCTCTTTTTTCGTTAATTTATTCCACTGTTCTTTGTCTGGAAAATCTTTGTCTCCAGGGGTAGCTGGTGGCTCGCCTCTTTTTCTTTTTGCTCTGATATTGGCCCAAAGACCTGGTTTTTCCTTGCTCGCTAATTTAGGTAAAAAACTAAGTTTATGCATTTTTTGATTATACTTCTTAGTCTTGTATTCGTCCATTATAAGTTTCAATTGTTCTGGATCCTTTACTAATTTAGCTGGGTCAATAGCCCAGTTTCTTAGCGCATAAGCCCTTCTTGGAGTTGGATTGGATTGAAACATTTTTCCTCCATGCCTAGCTTTAAAAGCTATCCACCTTTTTATTTGCCTTTTGTCGTCCTCCATTCTCCTTCCTGCACTGTACTTCTTATACCACTCAAGCCACCCCATTTTATCTTCTGGATGAAACCAATGCTGAGGCCAGTTGTTTAGACTCGCAAGCCTAGGTTTTGTTCTATCATAAACCTCTTCATAGACTCCCATTTGACTTAGTTGATCTGGGGTGAAGTCTGGCAAGAATGATTGCTCAATTATATCTTTGTCTTCCATTGACTAAATTTTTAAATTAAGTAGTCTTTTGTACTTTTACTTAAGAATGCATTATGCAACCAAAGATACAATTAAGGGGTCGGCACCTTGTATTGAGATAACTGATCCATTAATCCTCTATAGTCTTGGTATGTTTGCTTTGCATTCTGTCTTGCTGTAGGGGTGCCTCTTTGTCTAACTAAGTCAAGAGCTTGCCTTGCGTTAGTTCTAGCAAAATGAACGTCATTTAACAGAGTTGAGCCCTCCGGCAAGTTAGGTAAAAATGAAGTTGGCTTTGTTGAAACCGCCTGATTCACTGGCGCAGTCGCTATGCCCCTTGCCCCTGATACTTGCTGAGTTGCGTTGGGTAAAAATGAAGTAGCTTTTGCTGCCGCAGGCGCTTCTACTTTTGCAGCAGTAGTAAGGGCTGGTTTAGATAAATTTGATAAATTACTTATACCTTTCGTAAAAAGGCCTTTAGCCATTGGCGCTATTATTTGTCCAAGTCCAGCGGTCTTGACTAATTCATCGGTATATACGGATAAGTACTTGCTCATATTATTTTTTCAATTATATATACTGAACTTAGATTAAGCAACAATATTTGACCTTGTCCATATTACAATTATGTATTTAACCCCAGCTTCGATTGGGTTGCCTCCATGAAATGATTTTTCATCAAGCTTTAAGTCGTCAAATGCATTTCTCCATATATACACTTTTCCTGTGCTTGGTTTAATTACTTTATCTATTTTTGGAAAAACTGTTTCGCCCCCCTCAAAATCGTCATTTAAATAAAGGATAGAACTAAACATTCTTTGTCCAGATTCTTTAATTATTTTTATGCCACCCTCATTATCCGTAAATCCATCAAAGTGCGGTTTATAAAAACCCCCTTTTTTGTATTTTATGAAATTAGGTTTTTCTTGATGGGTAATTGGTAAACCAGTTATTGCAGAGGTAATTTGCTTAAATCTGTCTACTACTGGATTAGAGTCTGGAATAAAATATCCAAGTGCATCCCTTGTTTTTTTGTCTACCACAAGTGACTGTCCTTGTTTTGCTTGGAATACGACTGTTGGCTCAAGTTTGTCTTTGTAGCAACTTATTACATCTTCCATTTCATCTAACGTGAATACGTTTTCTATTGTTGTATCAAATCCAGTCATAAGAGTATTATAGTAATATATTTATTTAAGTAGAAAATACCAATATAAAATAGAGCAAGCAACAATAATTGCCAGGGCCATTAATTGTTTAATTATTGTTTTCATACTCACTAGATATATAGCCATTGCAGTAAGAATGTCTAGTATATAAAAAAAAGTGGTCCTTGCGGACCACTTCACTTTGAATCAATTCTTTGTTAAGTGTCAGCTTCAGAAACAAGAATATAGCCTTTTCTACAAGGCTCTCTGCAAGATTATTTTCTTGCATGAACATCTCCAGACAACCTTCTATTTGTCTGGCTTTGTTATAGTCTTTGGTTTCTTCTACCTCTGTTAACATTAAATTGAATTGTTCGTCAATGTTGTTGTTTGTTGTATTTTTCATTTTTTTATTTTTCTCTTTTTTTTTGCAACATAAATAACATCACACCAGTGATAATAAATAATATGCAATTAATTATGGTTTCTTTTACTTTCATTATTTTTTCCAGTTATAAACTAAGAAAGCAAAATATACTGCGATTATTCCAGGGAGTATTTTTCCTAAAAACTCCATGAAATACCCTATACTTCTAATTATTGTTTCGTTATCCAACATATACTATTTTTAGTTTGTTTTTAGGATCTTTTTGCCTAAACTTGTATGCAGCTGATCTAGCATTAGTTACACTATTACCAGTGTCTTCTACAAAAATATCAACTGAATAATTTTTGTATTTGTTGATTTTAGGATCAACATACCTAACCTCGATTTTTTTTAGTTTCATTATCAAACGTATACTGTTTTAGTTTCTGGGTAATTGCAGAGTTTTCTAATTTTTTCTCTGAATTGCTCAATTTTTGTTTTATTGTTTCTGGGATTTTCTGCTTTGTCTTCTACCATTGCTTCACAGTAAGTAATTTGATTAGAAACTCTATCTACATATTTAATTTGAATTTTTTTAAGTTTCATTTTTTTTATTTTTTTGGTTGTTGTGTTGTAATCTGAACATTACCCAATTTAATCGTACTCCATGTGTTACCATGCGAGTCTCTTGTAATTTGTAGGGAACCAAGATTAGTAGTGTAAAAACACTGACCATCTTTTGTCCTTGTTGTGTACAGTCCCCCAAGTTTAGTCGTGGTAGATTCTTGAACTATTATTGGTGTCTCATTAGCTATTGCAGAAGTACATAACGCTAATAGTACAGCTGCAATTTTAAAAACCCCAACGTTGTACCAAGGGGCACTAAGATGCTTTATCGTCATTTTAGTTGCCTCTTGAATATGGAATCTATATGAATGATTTTGTTTGTGTTGTGTTTTAAACATATTAATATCCTGCTATTCTTTTGGTTGCAATTATATTACCTTGATTATCTTTTGCGATAAAATCACAGTAATCTGGACCTGGATCATTCATTGACGTTCCAACTACTTGGAGAGAATGAATGTTTTCTATTTCTTCGCTATGGAACCCCGCTCCAAATGGACGAGGGGCAATAGCAACTTCTTTGGCTTTTACACCAGTGAATGAATCTACAATATACATATTATTTTTTCTAATTGTTATGCGTATACTAAAAAATTAGTATACGCGATTTACTTGTTTTAGTTATTCTTCGTATAAGACGCTTACTATTATATTATGGCCTCAAATCGATTAATTTAAGGTACCCCCCACCCGGCCTTCTCCCTATAAAGCCACGGATAACGCAAACGAAGAATGAACACTAATATATATATAAATATAATTAAATATTTAAATACTGAGTAGCACCAATAGGTTGCTGTGCTTGAGCTGCCTGATTAGATATAGCGCTGGTATCTACGCCAGACTGTACATTGAACTGAGAAAATTGTAATTTAGGTGCCATAGGAAAGCCGACAATGGACTGACTCATTTTGATGGCATTTATGTATTCGTTTTTACCTGTTTTGGTATTTTTTACTGGAAAGTAAATATTCCCGTCATTGCCTTTTTTTGCAACAGAAGAAAATCTTTGATCAACGCCAATATTTTTAGACTCAGAACTTCTAATCGGATCAATTACCATTACTTGGCTGGGGGACACATTTCTACTAGATGCAGGGATTGCATCAGAGGATTGTATTGCGCCTTCTCCAGTCTGAACCACCCTTTTTTGGTAATCATAAATTTCAAGTGGATTGATTCCAGCGATATGATTACTTAAACTATTTCCAATAATTAAACTATCTAATTGGGAAGTAAAGTATCCAGGTTTCATTCCCTTTAATTGTCTATTGTATGTAGACTTGTACAGTAAATTAGATATCAACTTGCCAGAATCTTTTAATACTCTTTCCTCAAATAAATCCTCTGGTCCAACAAAGTTTTTATTAGCCATACTATCTCTATCGTCTTCATGCTCTAACCCTTTTTGGATATTTAATAGTTTTTGGCTAGCCCGAAGCATCAATGAAGTAGATAAATTTTTCCCATCCATCCCAAGTGTTCTTGTTACAACTTCTGGGTCTATTTGTGACTTACTTAATTCAAGGTTTAGTTCCTTAGATTTGGTTTTCTGATCTATATCGACTTTTGCTTTTCTTCCTAATAGCTTTTCATAAAACTTGTCGAAAGATTTTTCATCATCCTGTCCTTTATTTATGTCAAATATTTCTGGACCCCAATATTTCATTATTTCTTCATCTTGGACGCCCATCCCTTTTAACACAGGAAAAAGTTTTGTCCTACTTTTACCTATCATAACCCTATATATTCCAGTCTCAGGCTCCATGAAGATTCTCATTCCTGCGCCAGTACCGGCAACTGTATTTACGTGACTCTCAAGCTCTCCGTTTTCTTTCCTTCTAGCGTAGACGCCAGGCTTTAGTCTTTGCTGACCTGCAACAACGCTATACTCGCTCCCCTTATTTATGAAAGTGCCACGGTGAGTCATCCACGGTACCCTGCACAATACCCCACTAAATTCATCTAACACTTCTCCGCTACTCTTGTCTTTAAGCGTGATTGTTCCAGTTAATGGAACCGCCATTTTCCCTCCCGTTAGTAATGCCTTTTTTTCATCAGCTAAAGATAGAGGTTTTTTGAGGTCGTAGGCTAAATCACTGGCTTCTATTCTAACTTTATCGTTTTCAACTGGAAACTTTGAGGAATACGCACTCAGTACTTTATCAAGTATTGATTGCCTAAGAGAAATTGGGTCATCAAACCCTCTAAGCTTGATTCCTTTTGGAGCTAAGATTTCCATAGTTACAAATAGAAGTTATGCTATTTATTATGTATCTAGTCCAGCTGCAAGACTTCTTAATATATTTTCTTTGTGTTTTTGTAGGGCTGCTAATGCATTTGGGTCTATGGCATCAACTTTAATTTTTCCTGAGTCAGTTAACATTATTACAGTATTTTTATCCAATTTTTGTATATCATTTTTTGATATAATTTGGTTCTTACTTTTTTCATTCTTTGCTGAGTTATCTGACTCAGGCTCTGCAGATCCATTTTCCTTGTTTTTTGCTATCTCGTTTATTAATGCTTCCTGTACGGTTGACATAGATGATTTTTTTTGATTTTCCAATAATCCATCTACGTCTATTTCTGCTTCTTGCTCTGAATATGCAGAGGAAGGGTTTTTCTGTGTAACAATTTTTATTGCTTTGGGAGCTATTTCAGTATTGCTTGTTTCGTCTTTCTCTAGCCCTCTTTCAAAGTTTCTTTGCTTATCGTAATACATTTTGTGTGTAATTACACCGGCCAATAAAGCCCCAAGAGTGGGTAAACTAGTTAATAATGTACCAATTGTTTCTGGTGCCGCCTTACTGCTAGCATTTTTAATCAAATTAAGGACAGCTTGTTTTCTATAGGATTCCGCAGCAATTTTATTTACTTTTTCCGTTAAAGAAAAAACCAGTCCACTGATACAAGGGAAATTTGCCTCTTTTGAATCTGATGAAATATCTTTAGCTAAGTAAGACGAGTACTGGTCTTTCACTAAATCAAGTTCTTGGTTTAATTGTTTTTGGCGTCTTTTTTGTAGTATACTATTTACAATTGCATAGCCAAGCGTTGTCCCAGCGGCGGTACTTCCTACTGCAAGTGGTGAATCCCAGAAATATTGACCAGCTGACTCCGCTGTTTTTGATGGGATCTCTATGATGAGCTCGTCTGGAGAACTATTTTGTTTGTTTTGTTTTTCCGCTTGTTGCTTCAATGACAATAAATGAGCTATAGCTGCTGCACTAGCGCCAATTCCAGCTGCAGGAAGAGCGTGTCTCTTAAGTCTATCTAAAACCATATCTATGGTTAATCCAGGTATTTTTGATGTCTTGTTCATATATAGATATATAGTATCTTACTTTAATAAAAAAAAATAATCAATATTAACTCTTTTTATTTTGTTTGTTTAGTACGGTGTATCCAGTTCCCTCCTTTTTTATGTACTCAACTGGAACAGTTGTCTTTATTATTAAAAGGGCTCTAACACCTGATGGGGCGTTAGGATCTATTATATACTGAGGTTCTTTTACTGGCTCTACTAATTGTGTATCGTTTTCTGGATCAAAAATTTGGTCCATTATTTCTTCGTACTTTATTATATCTTTTTGTACTGAGATATCGAGCAAGTGTATCTTGTTTTTAGTTAATTTAATTTTTTTCTTTTGGGGATCTTTTTTCTTTATAAATTCCTCTTGAGAGCTACTTCCACCAAATGCTGCGCCATTAAATTCTTTTTCTTGTTTTGGTTTAGGAGAAAATTCCTCCTCAAATGATTTTGGTCTATTTCCAACTATTACATTTAGAGCTTCCTTTATGTCTTCAGGTAATCCTTCCTCTAATTCTTTTGTTTTATTGTGTATTGTGTCTTCAAGTTGCTGTGTGTTGTTGTTTTGCATACTGGAGTTATATTAAAGTCTTATATCAGGTTTTATTGTATATATTGCCACACAAATACACTCTGTGACTCTTAAAGCAAATAAAAATTTTTCTATTGTCGATACTTTAACGACAAAAAAAATCGATTCTTTAACTTATATATATAACTAAATCGATCCAATGCTATTGGTATTTTGGTTGATCATGGCCTCATCTCTGTAATTTGCCAACATTTTTTTGTATGCTTCAACCTTTTTAGCTGTTTGTCTCATTTCCTGGTTTTCGGTTCCATCAACTATTTTTTCAAGCTTCCTTCTTGCAATAGCTGTCCCCACTCCACCAACTGCTCCAAGCCCAATTAAACCAAGTGAATATTTTTGTATCAGCGCTGGAATATCTATGTTCGCTGTTTTACTTAGCAGTGCTTCAGTTTCAGATAGAGTAAACCCATTTTCAGCCATTGCTTTAAGGAATCCTAATTTTACTGATTTGTACGTTTGCTGAATTTTATCTTCTTTTACTATGTGTTTTGCAATTTTATTCATATTTATTTAGTAAGTGTAATATCCTCTGCTGTTATATTTTGCACCAGTTGAATTTATATTTGATCTACCTCCAGATCCCATAAAGCCACCTATGGCGACAGACGCTATTGTTCCAAGCCCTCCAAAACCCATTGCCTTAGATAAAATATATCCGGCGAGCATTCCTAGCCCCATGTTTTTGACTCTATCGATTGATATTGGTTGCCCACCAGAAGCCCTCATTGCTGACCTAGCTTGAGATATCAGGATATTTCTATCTCCCTGTGTCAATGTTGGGTCAGCACCTAATATACTCTGAAGAGCTATTAGATCAACTTGCTGATTTCCTGTTCCAAAAGCTAATTTTTGCTTCTCTTGGCTTTTTTGTATTGCGTACTCCTGTTTTATGGCGTCTTGTCGAGTATCGTGCACTCCGAGAACTTTTTTGCCGTCTTTTGTATATAATTTATACTTACCTTTCTCTTTTTTTATTACTGCACTTTTCTGTAATTCCTCAAAAGATCCAAGCTTTCTTTCATTATATTCTTTTTTTATTATATCTAAATAATTAGGTTCGGTTTTTAGTTTTTCGGGAAGCTCTAACAGATTATTGAAATTCATATTCTGTTTCATTATTTTCCTGGAGTTATCCGAATATATTGGGCTGTCTGGTGACCCTAATAATTGAAAAGCTCCTGATGCAACTGCGCCTCCAACTCCACCAACCGCTAGATCCTTTAATAAACTATTATGCTGTTTGCCAGTTAGTCTTTGTCCAAGGTTCCTGGCTCCCATTATTCCTGCTCCAATTAATGCTGCAGATGGCAATGCTTCAATTCCGCCAGT